TCCTTGGTATTGGTGCATCAGCAGGAGCTGTATTTGCATTTGTTTTAGAATTAATCAAATTTTTTGGAGGTAGATAAACATGAACAACATTAATTGGAAATTACGTTTGAAAAGCAAGGCATTTTGGTTGGCAGTGATTCCAGCATTGGCATTAGCTGTGCAAGCAATTGCTGCAGTATTTGGATTTGAGTATGATTTTGGCGACCTGGTTAACAAACTGATCGTAGTAGTCAATACAGTTTTTGCAGTTCTGGTGATTATTGGCATCGTCAATGATCCAACAACTACAGGTATTACTGATAGCAAGCAAGCCTTAACCTATGAACAGCCAAAGAAAGATACAGTCGATTATGGAGATGGCCAAGAATTCACTGAGCGAAAGGATGATTAAAATGAGTATTCCAACACCAGTTATTTTGGATATTAGTGAATGGCAAACACCAAACACTATTAATTATGATAAGTTAGCCAGTACTGTTGACGGTGTAATTGTTCGTATACAGTATGGATCACGGTATATCGACAAGCACTACAAAACTCACATTGCAGAATTTCAAAAACGTGGCGTTCCAGTAGCGGTATATGCTTGGGTTCGAGGAGTTTCTAATTCAGATATGGAGAAAGAGGCGACAGACTTCTACAATCGGGCAAAATCGTATAATCCAACGTTCTGGTGGCTTGACGTAGAAGAGAAATCAATGAGCGATATGAGAACTGGGATTGAAAAGTACCGAGCAAAATTGAAATCTCTAGGTGCTAAAAAAGTGGGGGCATATATTGCTAATCATTTGTATGCAGGCTTTAATTTGGATACTTCAAAATTTGATGGTATCTGGATTCCCACATACGGTTCAAACAATGGTCAATATAATGGTTCGAATCCCACAGCTACTTCTAACTATGATATCCATCAGTACACATCAAATGGAAAACTAAGTGGCTATTCTGGACCACTCGACTTGAATCGGATTGTTCGTAAAGGATTTAAATATTTTTTTGGCAATAGTTCCACTGGCTCAAACACAGATAATGGATCTTCTAGCAACTCAACAACAGGAGGAAAAATTAAAATGAAAACTATTACTTTGAAAGCCAATGTTAACTTACGTGTTAGCGCAAATACTAATAGTAAGATTATTGCAACCTTAAAAAAGGGCAGTAAAGTTGAGTTTAATGATATTGTAACTGGTTCAGGCTATATTTGGGGTGTACAACCGCGAAATGATTCTTACAAGAAGGGGTATATTGCTATAGGTAAGTTGTCAGATTGGGGAAATATTCTATAA